CGACCTTCATTTGGAATTTGGAGATTTAGACTTTCATAATGATGAGGGTGCTGATGTATTGGTTCTGAGTGGAGATATTTTAATTGCCTCTGAGCTAACCGATTTCGTATATGATGAATACGAAAGTGCAATTATTCCTGCAACACAAAGTGTTCGTGAACGTGCAAAAAAATATTATGATTTTGTAGTTCGTTGTTCGGAAAGATTCCCTCATGTAATTCTTATCATGGGTAACCATGAACATTATCATGGAGACTTTCAGAAAAGTGCTAAGACTATTCGTGGGACTTTTGGTGATCTTCACAATGTGTATTTCCTAGACAAAGAATGGACTATCATTAATGGTATTCTTTTCTTTGGTGGTACATTATGGACTGATATGAACCGTGAGGATCCAATTACACTTGCACAGATTCGTTTTACAATGAACGATTTTAATTGTGTTAAAAATGGTATTAAAACTGATGATAAGGATTATATCAATTTCATACCAGAGGATTCTGTGGAAGACCATAAAGCTTTTCTCAGTAAACTGGATGAGATTTTAGAATTGAATCCTAATTTGCCTGTTGTTGTTTGTGGCCACCATGCTCCGAGTAAAGCAAGTACACATCCTCGATACAAAAGTGAGTTTATCGTAAATGGTGCATACAGTAGCAATTTGGATGAGTATATTCTTGACCGTAGGCAGATTAAATTATGGACTCATGGCCATACGCATGAGAGTTTCGACTACATGATTGGCACAACCCGCATTGTTTGTAATCCAAGAGGATACATAAACTATGAAGCTCGTGCTGATGAATTTAAACTAAAATACGTGGAGATTTAAATGATATATCTTGATGATGAACGTGACTATTCTCCGATGATTGAAGAGTGGGTTCGTTACTTTTACAATACGATGGATGGTGAATGGTTTGAACCTGGTGATGATTCTGGGTTTTCTCCATTTGGTGTCAAAATCATATTTGATGGTTACGGATATGATGAAGATACCAACGAAGAAAACTCGAATCCAAATATGATGTCTTTTGCCGTTTTTATACATAAGAATTCTTTGACGGAAGAGTTTCCACCACATGAACTAACTCCTTGGGCTCTGATACATAGACCAAAGGAAGAAGTTTGCATTTGGGCTTGGTACGATTTAGAAAACGATGAAGTGGAAGTTATCCCATTTGAAGATAACAATTCTACCGAATTAGATCATGGGTTTATATACAATCTAATAACAGAAATACATAAAAAAACATACGAATAATATTGCCTCTTTATCATTAAAATAGTGATATAATTTCCTCATGATAATTTTCGATTTCAACCAAGTTGCAATTTCCAATCTCATGGAACAGATTGGTTCCTCAAAAACACAAGTTGAAGAGAACCTTGTTCGCCACATGATTTTGAATACCATTCGAACTTATGTAAAAAAGTTCAAAGAATCTCATGGGCCAGAAGTTGTCATTGCCTGCGACAACAAAAAATACTGGCGCCGTGAGATTTTTCCTAATTATAAAGCAAGTAGAAAAAAAATTCGTGAATCATCTGGTCACGATTGGGCTACGATCTTTGACTGTCTTGCCAAAATCAAACAAGAGCTAAAAGATTATTCTCCATACAAAGTGATTGATGTTGATACATGCGAAGCGGATGATATCATTGCTGTTTTGACGATGAAATATTCTGCTTCACAGAAAGTTATGATTCTTTCTTCAGATAAGGATTTTGCTCAACTACAAAAGTTTCCTAATGTTGAACAATTTTCTCCTATTCTGAAAAAATATATCAAAGAACCCTTTCCTGCCGCACAACTTAAACAATTGATTATTCGTGGTGATAAAGGTGATGGTATTCCAAACATTCTCTCAAACGATGATGTTTTTGTTTCTGGTGGCCGACAACGACCAATTACTGAGGAAAAAATTATCAAGTGGATGAATCAAGCACCAGTAGATTTTTGTAATGAAGAAATGCTTCGTAATTTTTCACGTAATGAAACGCTAATTGATTTAACTAAAATACCCGGAAGTCTGAAAGAATCGATACTAGATAGCTTTGAAAACACAAAGGCTAATTCTAAACAGAGGTTCATGACCTACATGATTGAAAACCGCCTAAAAAACTTAATTGAAGTGATTGATGAATTCTAATGCTAAAAAATAAATTATATACCGAAATCCTACAAGAGTTTGATGAAGCTAAAACTCGAGCGGATAAAATTGCAGTATTGAGAGAATATGGTCACGAAAGGTTCCGTGAATTTCTTAGATATTGTTTCGACCCACAAATAGAGTTTGATGTTGTTTTACCAGAAAAATACAGGCCGGCGCCAGAACCCGCTGGTCTGAATTATTCTTACCTACATATCGAAGTTCCAAAACTATACAAGTTTATCAAGAATCATCCAAAAAGGCCGGCTGGTTATACTGGGAAAAAACAAACACAAGATATTCTTGTCTTACTGGAATCTTTACACAAAGATGAAGCAATTCTCTTGGTTAAGATGATTAAGAAAGATTTGAGTATTAAATTTCTCACCGAAAAAATCTTAGAAGAAGCATACGGAAAATAAAATGAAAATTGTCATTGTTTCTGGTGGTTTTGATCCTGTACATTCTGGCCACATAGCACTTTTTCGTGAGGCAGCTGGTCTTGGTGACAAACTCATTGTTGGTGTAAATTCAGATGAATGGTTAACCCGCAAAAAAGGTAAACCATTCATGCCACTAAAAGAAAGAAAAGTTGTTCTAGAATCAATCAAATGGATTGATGAAGTGTGGGAATTTGATGATTCTGACGATAGCGCTTGTGAATTAATCGAATCGGTTATGGGACACTACAAAAAAATTATGCCGATTTATATTCCTTTAGAAATCATTTTTGCAAATGGTGGTGATCGTACAAAAGATAACATTCCTGAAATGATCTTTGATGATGTTGACTTTGTATTTGGTGTTGGCGGTACAGACAAATTAAATTCTTCTAGTTGGATTTTAAATAATTGGGGCAAGCCATCAACTGAAAGAGTCTGGGGAAAATACAGAGATCTTGATCAGAATGGTCATTGGAAAGTAAAAGAACTATCTATTGATATTGGTAAGTCTTTATCTGATCAGCGACACTTCGGTAGATCAGAACATTGGCACATTGTAGATGGTGCTCTTGAAATGAATCTTGAATATGCAAATGATTATAGAACTTCTAGAATCTATAAATCTGGCGACAGCATTGATATACCAAGAAACTGCTGGCATAAAGCTACAAATGTTGGTAAAACACCAGTTAAGGTAATTGAAGTCTGGATGGGTGATATTCTGTCAGAAGATGATATTGAAAGAAGAACATAATACTATATTGATGGAGCCATAAGGCTATTATAATTGGTTCTGAAAAACTGTCAACTGTTTTTATATAAATATGTAAAATATATTAAACAATTTCATTTAAGGAGATACAGATGGCTTTTCAGTTATCGGTTAATGCAAGAAATGCTACTTTGGCAGCAATTGAGACAGAAGTTGGCGAAAATCCAATTATGACTGTTTCTACTGGTTCGCCACCAGCTAACTGTGGTACGGCAAATACGGGTACGGTTGTTGCAACTATGGTTCTTCCTACAGACTGGTTATCAAACCCAACATTAGGTTCTGTTACATTATCAGGAACTTGGCAAGATTTGTCAGCTGACGCTTCTGGTACAGCTGGTTACTTTAGACTACACAACAATGATGGTACTGTATGTCATATGCAAGGTTCTATTTCTGCCACAGGCGGTGGTGGCGATATGCAATTAGATAACACTAACATTGCAACTGGCCAACAAATTAATATTACAGCATTTACTATTACAGCTGGTGGGGCGTAACTTTAACAAAAGGTAAGCCTCATGTCTGCTAATGGAGCGTTTTCAACAACATTAGATTTTGAATTTTTTGCAGGTGGATATACCACACTTACAGGGGAAGCTTCAGTATCAATTGAACCTTCCCTTGTTTCTTATGCAAGGGTACCAATTACCGGCACATTAAACGATTTTAATTTAAATTTTTCGTTTACCGGTAGGATTACACCACCAATTATTCAAGCTTCGGCTGAAGATCTAAGTTTTGGTTTTACATCAAGTTCTTTCATAGAATTTGGTGTGCAGCGCTATGCGAAAGCAGAATATGGTTCGCTTGTAATACCATTCACACAATCAGCCCAAGGTTATAACCTTACTCACGCTTATTTAAATAAGACTCTTAGTTTTACTCTTAACACCAAGATTTACGTATTCTCATTAGGTGAATCTGCTGGCACATATGGTTTTAATCTTGAAAGTACTGCACTAAATGTATCTACTAGAGCTTACTCTGGGGATGGAGCAAATTATTGTACATTTAACGGTGTAAACTTCAACGGAGTTACAATTAACAAACAATCTAATAGTGTTAGAATCATCGATAATGGCATTAGACAGGCCGAAGTGCTACAAAAATAACTAATTGATTTTAATAAATAAAAGTAAAATCCGGAGAAACAAATGTCTGCTAGCTTCTATATAAAACAAAACGATACCGCACCATCTATTGAAGCTGCGCTTTCAGATTCTAACGGTAGAGTTAAATCTATGATTAACGCTCAAGCAATAAGATTTCATATGCAAGATGAAAATGGTAATTTGCTTGTAGAAGATGGTATTGGTACTATTATTAATGCTGCTAAAGGCATCGTGGCTTACGAATGGCAAGCTGGAGATACTGCTAATACCGGCATTCATAGTGCAGAATTTGAAATTCAATACACTAATGGCCAAGTAGAAACCTTTCCAAATACCGGTTACATTAAAGTAATCATAAAAGACGAACTGGCTTAAGGAAAACAAATGGCACAACCACAATCAAGAGAAGAATTTAAAGAGTATATCTTAAGAAAAATCGGTGCGCCGGTTATTCAAATCAACGTAGCTGAAGAGCAAGTAGAAGATCGTGTAGATGAAGCTGTTTCTTTTTGGAGA